ATCCCTATTAATCTCCAATATTGATGCAATTATATGTAATTCATTTGCATCTGCTGCTTGTGCCTTTAATACCTCATTTTCTTTTAAAATTAAAGGATGAGTTAACAGCTCTGTTGTTGCTTTTGAGGCTATTGCCTTGTCTTTAAACAAGTTAAACACTGCTGCTGCAGCGTTTGTTACAGTAAAAGTTATTGTCGATCCTGATCCAGCGTCCTCTGATACTATTATACTTTTAATAATAGCTCTAGAATCGGATGGTGTTGTATACACCGTAGTATTATCTGTAGTAGTTAAATCTACTAATTCATTTTTATATATGTTAGCCACCTATAAACCAAGAGAATCTCTCTTGCTCCTGTTTTACTTCGTCTAAAAATGTAGAATTTAATTGATCCTTCATAATAGTCAAAGCTCTGTTAATTTGTTTTTGGTTAGACACATCGTATTCTGTTTTTGGTTCTGGTATTCTAATATTTATCTTAGCCATTATCTACGTCCATCTGGTTGTACATCCAAACGAAGTGTGCCGAATCTCCAAGATTCACCACTATCATCATTTTCTATTTTAACGTTTATAAATCGACCTCTAGCCCTTGTATCTTTTTTAATTGTAGTTGAGTCTACTGTAAAAGGACTCAATGTTGTTGTAGTATCTGATTGTTGAGGATATCTTTTTATTCCTAAACTTACTTTTGCATTACCAATTAATGTTTTAAAATCCGGTATAAATCTTCTCATAGCTAAAAATACTTCTCCTGCAACTTTAGGACCACTAGCTCTACCTTGTTCATTTCTTTGTCTTTGTTCTAAATCAATATCATATGATTTTACAAATGATGAAACTATAGTAGTAGATCCATCTTCATTAACTTGATCTGTTCCTACCTCATGTTCAAAAAATTTGGTTTGACCTAAACCACTTTGGCCTATAACATCTGGAAAAGTACCATTAGCTGTGCTGTCATATTTTGTACCATATGGTTTTGGATATACAATTGCATCAATCCAAGATGTTCTTGATTCTGTTCCCGTGTACCACACCCCACCTTTCATAGGTTCACCATAATTAAATACAACATACTTGTCATTAAAACTAGATCCTTGTGATGGATAATACCAAACAACTTCTGTAAATAAATTATTTATACCCGCTGCAACTTGTTGTCCTTTTGTCGTGTCAAAATTATCAAATACAAAATCCTCTACACTACAAGGTAATGATTTAACTGTACCATCAAACATAAAAAAACCATTTGGTGATAACCAAAAAGCTGCACCATCTATTTCAACAACTGCGTTTTTACCTATCAAACCACAGTTTGTACCAACTTGTTCAAAACCAAATGTAAAAGGTGCACCTACAAATTTCATTGTGTACAATGCATTATCTGTAAATACTAAAATTGTTTCTTTTGCTTTAATTGCACCTACGATTTTTGTACCATCTTGTAATCTAAAGTCACCAGCACTATTAATTGCAGTTGCTGTGTAATCATTTATATCTTCTTGATTAGAAAATCTTATAAACATATCATCTTGTGTTGTCTCATCTCCAATAGTTGTTTCGGTTCCTAAATGACATAAGTGTCTTGTCGTTGGTGATACTAAAGTTAATCTTGATGCTGTTGGATTAGACGCTGTAGAAAAACCAGAAGTACCAGTAGCTGCTCTTACTGTTGTTGGTGCTGCAGCTCCTGCATTCCATGTAAATGTTTTACCGTTTCCAATTGTTGAAATTAATACTTGACCAAAATTATCTAAAGACCAAAGTCCAGGTTCTAGTATTACTTGAGAAGCTTGTACAGCACTTCCAAAACCTGTAAAGTTTGAAGCGTCTGTAACCGTTGCTCCACTTGAATGAGCTTGACCATTTGATGTACCCGTAGTTGCAGTTCCAAAAGCACCTCTAGTAATACCTGTTAAAGTATTTGTACCTTTGCCGGTGTAAGTAATTAACTCATTGCCAACTGCTATAGTTCCTGTTGTTGGAAGACCAGAGTTTGATGTAACATTAATAACAGTTCCTGATCCACCTGTACCGTTAGTGTCTGCAAGTAGAGCACCATTTAAAGTTGTTGTAAATGGACTTTGAACAGTACCACCATATTGACCAATACCAAAACCATAACCATAAGATTGCGCAGCAGGACCAACAGTTTCATATGGAATTACAGAACAAGATCCACCACCAGCAGCTCCTGTTGTAGTTTGTGTTCCAGTTACAATTGCTATTAGTGATGATGTAACTCTAGTTACTTGAAATAATTTGTCTTCAAAAGCAGCATTAGTTAAACCAATACCACTTGGTACTGTAACACTATCTAATAAAATAATGTCACCTGATTGTAAATTATGATTAGCTGAAAACGTTAATGAAACTTCTTGCGTTGCATCTTGAGCAGACATAACAACACTTCCGATTGTAGCTTTTACAGGTGTAATATCAAACAATTGTCCTTCAAAATATAATAATAAAAACTTGTCAGTTCCAATAGCCACATATCTATTACCTTCTAAATCTACAAAAGCATGTTGTTTTCTAGCAACTCCACATATGCTATCAGATATTAAAGAAGACCAACCACCTACCTTTTCAGGTAGACCATATCTAAATCTTACATTGTCAGAGTCTATCCATCTATTCTCTGCGCCTGCAGTTGTATCTTGCTTATCAATCCCTGGAAGAAAATTATATTCAATAAGGGCCATGGTCCGTGCTCCTTATGCCGTGTTAGTTTTGTAAGCCCAGCCTCTTGTTGCATCCACATACACCAATGCAAAAGCTTGACCGTTAGTGGTTAGTGTTAGGTTTGATGTACCTGTATTTATTGGTTGACTGTTTCTGTTAACAATCAAATTATTGTTTGCAAAAGTTCCTCTTGCATCAATAAAAGTAACTTCTGATCCAACCGCTGGTGATGCAGGTAAAGTTACAGTAATTGGGTTAGCTGTTGTGTTTGCAAATATTTGATCACCATCCACTGCTGTGTATGCAGTAATTGTTGAAGAGTTTAAAGTTACATAACCTTTGTTACGAATACCAAGACTAACGTTTGTACCATCTGAATAAACTAATGAAGTAGATCCTATAGGCAGTACAACTCCTGATCCAGATACTGTCTTAACTGTAATAGTATATAGTGCAGAAGTACCTCTTGTTGTTGCATCTTCAAATACTATAATTCTTTCGGCTCCATCTGGTATAGTCACATTTCTATTTGCACCTAATGTACCTGTTAGTTTGATGTATATATTCTTACCGTTTGACGTTGCACCATTGTCAAGTGCTAAAGTTAAATCTCCAGATCCTAATTGAGATGTAGATAAATAACCTGATGATAATTGTTCTAGTATTTGTAGGTTTGTATTAGTAATCGTGCCCCAAAGACCAGCCTTTTCACCGGTTGTGACTAATTCTAATTTTGAATTTGTTGAAAAACTTGATGCCATAATTCTCCTAATACGGGTCTACTGGTACCCAAACTTGACTAACCCCTGGGTCAATGTCGTTCCAAGTAATAATACCCGCGTCTTTTACTGTTAACGTCATTGGTGAACCAGTTGGTAACACTTTTGCCGCCGCTGATACTGTAACACTTCCAGTGCTAATGGTCAATTCATTCTTTGTGACACTTACATTAGCTGCAGCTGTTACTGTGATTGTACCTATACCTAAAGTAAATGGTGTAGCTGTAGGTGTTACATTAGCTGCTCCACTAATTGTTAATTGTCCAAAACCTAAAGTTAATGGACTTCCTGAAGGTGTTGCGAGTGCTCCTGCTAGTGCAGTTGAGCTACCGATACCTAATGTTAATTGATTAGCAGTTACATTAACTGTAACATTTGGGTTAAAGAATGATGTCGCTATTGGAGCACCGGATATGGAAGTTAGTCCGAGCATTTATTATGCTCCCGTTAATGCTTTTATCTCAGCGTCGTTTAATCCTAGATCTTTGAGTTTTTGTTTACCAGATGCTTTGTCTGTTTCTGTTTGAGTAACTTCTTCTTCAGCAGTAGGTAACTCTGCCATCTTTGCTTCTATGTCAGCTACTGGTATAGGTGTTGTTCCATTTAACCATTCTATTTCGCAAGTGTTAATATCTTTACCTCTAACAACTACTTCTGCGTTTGGATTTATTTTAAGTATTGCTTCTGTTATCATCCTGCTATCTCCATTAATACTATTGATCCTCTACCTCTTTCAACTCCACTTCCTTCATCTGCTTGAATTGTAACAGTTCCACTTGCAGTAATATTTGCAAATTGTGTTTTATAGGTAAGAGCTGATGTAGATGATGGAGTGTCTAAGTAAGTTGAGGTAATTCCAACAGTATCTCTTTCAGTATTCCCAGTATAACCTACTAAATCTTGAATATAAGCTAATTCAGTTGAACCTCTAAGTAATTTTATACCACAATAATTATTTGCATCTGCACAATGCACAAAATGTGAAAGTGTTATTAAAACTTTATTAGATGTTGAAGATGGTGTTATTGAAGCAGATAAAGAAGTATCAGCATATGTAGAACTTGTACTTGATGTTGATGTATATGTAGTGCCTTCAACAACTTGCAAAACCTTACCTGGCGCAAAGCTAGTTGCACCTGTACCACCATTACCTGTAGGCAATGTTCCTGTAACATTGCTTGCTAAGTTTACTGATTGATTTAGTCCTAATCTTGTTAATGCCATTATACTCCTATTCTATAATTTTAAATCCTGTAATATATGTGTTAAATCCAGCACTTGTAGCTGTTCCATACACACCTTGAGTGCTTCCATTATTGTGATAAAAAAACATACTAATATAATCACCAGCAGATAAAGTCATAATTCCAGACGCAGTTGCTGAAACATAAGTACTGTCTTGAGCAGATTGTTCACCTATTATTGCATTAGCCCCTGCACCATTTATCTTTATTGATGTGTAAATTCTATTTGCGTTCCAACCTGCTGCTCTACCTACAGCAGTAACATAATATTTTCCTCCCTCACCTGATGGCACTGTAAATCTCCCGGTTGATGTATCAAAGGCTGAAGCGCTATCATAAGTTTCTGCGTTCATTACTACCTCTACTTCTGTATTATTAGCACAGTTTTGACTTGCTCCAAGATATGCAAAAAATGCTGGAGTGTTTACTCCACCAACAGCAGCGCCATTGTTCTGTAGTGTTCCTATAATATTTGTCGTATCACCAGATGCACCGATAGTAATCGTATTACCACTTTCGTTGATAATGTTATTACCGTCTGCGTCTTGTATCGTGTCTACTTTTAAAATTGCTGTCATTATGCTCCTAGTTTATATCCTGTTAAATAAGTGTTTATGCTACCACTAGCTGTATTTATAGATCCCCCTGAAACTTGAAAAGCGTATAATTCTATATAATCACTTACAGCTAAATCTAAAACTACTGAATTTTGAATTGCTATAGTTCCGTTTTGCCCTTGAAAATATTTCCACCAGTTAACTAAACTACCGTTTTTATAAATCATAACTCTAGATTCATCGTTATCTGTTAGGTTTGTATAACCTATTCCTCCATTAAAAAAATATTTACCTGCTTGTCCACTTGGCACTGTAAAACGATAATTACTTGTGTCAAAAGCAGAGTCAGTATCCCAACTTTCAGTATCTAAATTTACTTTTGTATCTGTGCTATCTGCAACAGCTTGAACGGACGCAGCGTGTACAAAGAAAGATGGTCTATTAACATTAACAGTTACACCTGATCCAATAGTAATATTACCAGATCCTGCGCTGTTTGTTATTGTTCCTACTTTTAATGTTCCGTTTGCCATTATACTCCTGTTAATTTGTATCCTGTAAATTCTGAATGAACTGTTCCACCTTGATATGTTATAGAAGTTCCACCAGTATCATCTGCTTTTACAAAAACCTCAATATAATCACTAGCTGATAAAACTAAAGTACAAGATATATCATAACTAAAATAATTAATTGAATTAAAAATTTTTGTTCCTTGAGCTCCAGAATAAATATATCTTTTTGCTACTTCACTATTATTTTTTCTTATAGCTATAACATATTGTGATTGATCTGATGCATCATAAAATCTTCCTCTAGCATAAAAAAAATATTTACCACCTTCACCGCTTGGCACCGTAAATCTTTTATTAGACGTATCATAAGCAGAATCTGTATCATAAGACTCTGTATCATAATTACCTTTTGTATCAGTATTATCACTTAATGTTTGATCAGAATTTACATATGCAGAAAAGGCTGGAGTCATTGCTCCAAAACCTGTCGCTGTACCAGAGTTAGCAATTGTAACTCCTGAAGGAATTGATACTGTATCTCCACTTGTACCTAGCGTTAGCGTAGTACCTGTAGATGGATCGACTTGATTTGTCTCTAGTTTACTCATTATAAAATTACAAATGTACTCCCTGATGGAATCGTGATCGTACCACTAATTGTTACTGGTCCAACCATCGCTCCGTTTGTTGAGCCCGCCATTGACAATGATGTCAACGACTGAGCGTTCTTTACAAAAAAATCTGTGGATAAACTTGCTGCACCTACTGTTGCATCAGTTGGTTTTCCGATGTCAAAAGTATTACCAAGAACGATACCGAAAAAAGTATCTGAACTAGCAGGGTTTCCTGTGAACGTAATCTGACTACCCGATATTGTAAACGCACTTATCGGTTGTTGTACAACACCTGAGACAGATATAATTACGGATGCTTCTGTTTCTGGAGACACAGCTGTTCCACTTGTCGTTAAGTTAAACGTTGCCGTAGATCCATTAAAGCCCGAAGATATATCA